GAGAGGAATATCTCAAATACAAGTTAACCGAAGACGATAAAACGAGATTAAAAAATGCTACTCGTTCATCTGAGTCTGCTACTGATTCAGCAGAATCAAGTGTATCTACTACTTGGCAAGAACAAGACAATTATCTTGTTATACCTAGTTCAATCGTTTCTATAATTAATATATTTCCGTTTTCAGATAAAGGTAATTTAAATTTATTTGATGTTAGATACCAATTAAGATTAAATGACCTATATGACTTTTCATCAACAAGTGTTATAAACTATGATATTGTTTTAAGACAATTAGACTTTTTAGATCACATATTAGTAGGTGAAAAACCTTTTAGATTTAATCAACATGATAATAGATTATACATTGATATGGATTGGAAAGATGATTTACAAGTAGATGAATATTTAATTATTGAATGTTATAGAAAATTAGACCCTACAACTTATACAGACGTATTCAATGATATATTTTTAAAGAGATACGTTACATCTTTATTTAAAAAACAATGGGGTGCTAACTTATCTAAATTTAATGGTGTAACAATGATAGGTGGTGTTACATTAAACGGTCAACAAATTTATACAGAGGCTTTAAGTGAAATAGATAAACTTGAAGCAGAAATCAGATCAACTTACGAGTTAAACCCAGCGATAATGATAGGATAATGCCATGCCAGTCAACCACTACTTTCAAGGCGGCAATGGTATAGGGTCAGACGCAGAAAAAAGACTCTATGAAAACCTAATTATTGAGGGTTTAAAAATATACGGACATGACGTATATTATCTACCAAGAACATTAGTAAACCAAGATTTAATTTTAGGTGAAGATGTATCATCTAAATTTAACGCTGCTTACTTAGCAGAAATGTATTTTGAGAGTACAGACGGTTTTGCTGGTGAACAAGAAATCATAAACAAATTCGGTTTAGAAATTAGAGAAGATACAACTTTCTGTATCGCAAAAAGAAGATGGAATGATTTAGTTGATGACCCTGCTACTTTAATAAAATCAGGTAGACCAAATGAAGGCGATATAATTTATATGCCTTTAATGAATAGTTACTTTGAAATACAGTTTGTTGAAGACCAAGAGCCGTTCTTTCAATTAGGTCAATTACCTATTTACAAACTTAGAGTTACACGTTGGGAATATAGTTCAGAAAGAATTGATACAGGCGTTTCAAGTGTTGACGCCGCTGAAGATAAGTATTCATTAGATCAACTTGCTCATCAAATGACACTTGAAGAAGGCACAGGTACAGGTTCGTTATTATTAGAAAATGATAGTGTTGATGATGAATCAAACTATTTCTTATTAGAAACCTATGCTATACAAACTCAATCGCCTTACGCTGATAATACAGATTTAGATACAGAGGCAGGTTTTGATACGTCATCTACGGCAGATGATATATTAGACTTTACAGAAAGAAATCCTTTTGGGGATTTAGATAACGGATTATAATATGTTTGGTACTTATTTTTACAATCAAAGTTTAAGAAAAATGACCATTGCGTTCGGTCAAATTTTTAACAATATACAAATTAGAAGAAAAGACTCTAGTGGTAATGTAGTTCAATCTATTAGAGTTCCTTTAGGTTACGGTCCTAAAGAAAAGTTTTTAACTAGATTAGATCAACAACCTAGTTTAGATAATAGAGAGTTTGCTATAACTTTACCTAGATTAGGTTTTGAGATTTCAGGTATACAATATGATCCTACTAGAAAACTTACCAGAGTACAAAAATTTAAACAAGTAAAAACTGCTAAAGATGGTAAGATAATGGATTTTAATTATATGCCAGTACCTTACAATATTAGTTTTAATTTATTTTCTTTTACGGCAACAGCTGAAGGTGGTTTACAAATTATAGAACAAATACTACCTTTCTTTCAACCTGATTATACAGTTACTATAAATGCTATACCTAATTTAAGTATTAAGAGAGACGTACCTATCATATTAAATAGTGTAAATTATGAAGATAGTTACACAGGCAGTTATACTCAAAGAAGAGCTGTAATATATACTTTAGGCTTTACTGCTAAAACTTATTTGTTTGGACCTGCTACTACACAAAAAGTTATTAAGACTGTTCAATCAGATATGTATACTGACACCGATACAACAAATAAAGCAAGAGAAATTAGAATTGAGATTACACCTGATCCTACAACTGCTGACGCAGATGATGATTTTGGTTTTACAACAACAGTGACTAGTTTTGAAGATGGTAAAAAATATAATCCATCAACTGACAGTGATGAATAATTATGAGCAAATTAGAAGACAAAGTTAACGAGATACTTGGTATCGAAGAGAAAAAGATTAAGCCACCACAAGAGTACAAACCTAAAGTACCTAGAGTAGAAGATACAAAAAATCCTGATATTGATAACGACTACAAATACAGTAGAGAAAACTATTACAATCTTATAGAAAGAGGACAAGAAGCAATAGACGGCATATTAGATATTGCTAAAGAAGGTCAACATCCTAGAGCCTATGAAGTTGCTGGTCAATTAATAGGTCAAGTAGGTCAAACAGTAGATAAACTACAAGACTTACAAAAGAAACTAAAAGATTTAAAAGAGTTACCTAAAACAGCAAACGCACAAATTAAAAATGCTTTGTTTGTAGGTTCTACTGCTGAATTACAAAAGATGTTAAAGAAAAATGAAAATACTGAAAGCAAAAACGTCACACCCAAAGAAGACGACACTAGCGATAAGTGATTTAAATTTTGTTAAATACTATGAAGATAATAATATAGTATTAAAAGATTTATACAAAACTCATAAGCTAGAAAATCCTATTGAAGTAGAAAGAAGAAAAATTAATCCTATGCCTAGAGTTGGTGCTTTGGGCGTAAAATATATTGAAAAAGATTTAGTAGTTTTAAGAGGTAGTCAAAGAGTTACGACTGCTAAAAAAATGGGTTATACACATATAGAAGGTATTATTGTAAATGACTGACGCATATTTAGGAAATCCTAATCTTAAAAAAGTAAACATACCACAAGAGTTTACTAAAGAACAGATAGAAGAATATCAAAAGTGTTCTAAAGATCCTTTATATTTTATGGAAACATATATGAAGATTGTATCTTTAGATGAAGGACTGGTGCCTTTTAAGATGTATGATTTTCAAAAACATATTGTAAGAACAATACACGATAATAGATTTACCATTTGTAAATTACCTAGACAGTCAGGTAAATCTACAACAACTGTATCTTATCTTTTACACTATGCTTTATTTAATCCTAACTCTAACATTGCTATACTAGCAAACAAATCATCAACTGCTAGAGATATATTAGGTCGTTTACAATTAGCATATGAAAATTTACCTAAGTGGCTACAACAAGGTATAATAAACTGGAATAAAGGTAATATAGAATTAGAAAATAAATCAACTATTGTAGCAGCCGCTACTTCTTCAAGTGCTATTCGAGGTGGTTCTTTTAATATAATATTCTTAGATGAGTTTGCTTTCGTGCCAGCTAATATTGCCGAAATGTTTTTTAGTTCAGTTTATCCTACTATATCATCAGGACAAAAAACTAAAATGATTATAGTATCAACACCTCACGGAATGAATATGTATTATAAGTTATGGGTTGACGCTGAAAATAAAAGAAATGATTATATTCCTATTGAAGTACATTGGTCAGAGGTACCTGGTAGAGACGAAAAGTGGAAAGAAGAAACAATTAGAAACACAAGTCCTGAGCAGTTTCAAGCTGAGTTTGAGTGTGAGTTTTTAGGTAGTATTGACACTTTAATATCTCCATCAAAGATTAAATCATTAGCACATTTAAATCCTATTGAGTCAAACGCAGGTGTTGACATATATGAAAAACCAAAAAAGAATCATACTTACGTTTGTACTGTTGATGTTGCTAGAGGTACTGTAAAAGATTATTCAGCATTTTTAGTATTTGATGTAACACAAATGCCATATAAAGTTGTGGCAAAATATAGAAGTAATGAAATTAAACCTTATGTATTTCCTAATATTATATCTAAAGTTGCTAAAGCATATAATACTGCTCATACTTTAGTTGAGGTAAATGATTTGGGGCAACAAATATCAGATGCTTTACATTTTGAAATTGAGTATGATAATTTATTAATGACTACTCAAAGAGGTAGAGCAGGTCAAATATTAGGTGCTCAATTTAGTGGTAGAGGTACATCACTTGGTGTTAGAATGACTAAACAGATTAAAAAAATAGGTTGTTCTAATTTTAAGACATTAATTGAGAGTGATAAGTTAATTGTAAATGACTTTAATATCATAGAAGAAATGTCAACTTTTAGTAAAAGAGGTAACAGTTGGCAAGCTGAAGATGGTTGTAATGACGATTTAATTACATGTTTAGTAATCTTTGGTTGGTTGTCAAATCAAGCATATTTTAAAGAAATGACTAATACCAACGTAAGAAATCAATTATATGTAGAACAAGAAAAACTAATAGAACAAGACATGGCACCTTTTGGTTTTGTAGATGATGGTACGCCAGACTATGAGAAACCAGAGGTTGATGAATACGGTGATGTATGGCATCCAGTTACACGAAAAGGACTGTAAATTGGGGATCTTATAAATATCTGTATAAAAAGTTTTGACTATGGGCGTAAGAAAACTTACGATTATTGATGAAATAATTAGCTAATTAAGAGGAGAAACCTTATGGCATTTCAAGTATCACCAGGTGTTCTCGTACAGGAAAGAGATTTAACTAGAATCATTCCTGCCGTATCAACATCAATTGGAGGAGTTGCTATACAAGCAATTCGAGGTCCACTTGATCAAGTTATAACGATTTCTAGTGAGCAAGATTTAGTAGATACGTTCGGTAAACCAAATAGTTCAACGTTTGAATATTTTTTTACTGCCGCTTCGTTCTTACAATACTCTAACGCACTAAAAGTTGTACGAGCTCAAAACACTGGTTTAACAAACGCAAACACAGGTGGTAGTTCTCAGTTGATTAAAAATACAACTGACTACCAGGACAACTATGCGGACGGTTCTTTAAATATCGGAACTTTCGCCGCTAGAACAGCAGGAACGTGGGGAAATAACTTATTAGTTTCAACTTGCCCTTCAGCAACTGCTTATGAACAAACAGTCGCTACATCAAACATGGTTAACGGCGCTAAGTCAGTAGGAGATACAACAATCACTGTTGACGATGGTACTGCTTTCAATGTTGGCGACATCTTAGAGTTTTCAACAACTGCTTCAGGAACTGACTTTACAACAGGTGAGAAATACAGAATTACTGGTATTTCTACAAACGATTTAACAATCGTTCAACATCCTTTAGGACAAGGTGGTTTACAAACAGCTGTAATTGACGACAGTAGAATCAAAAGAAGATGGAGATACTATGACGCCGTTGACGGCGCACCAGGTACTTCAGCTTATGTATCTGACAGATCAGGTTCTGGTGATGAAATACATGTTGTTGTAGTTGACGAAGACGGTGGTATATCAGGTAAACCTGGTACAATCTTAGAAACATTTAGTAACTTATCAAAAGCTGCTGACGCTAAGACACCACAAGGTGATGATAACTATTATCCAAACGTTTTATATAATAAGTCAGAGTTAATTTATTGGACAGATCATAACAGCTCAGGTACTAATTGGGGCTCTAACGCAACTGGAGTAACTTTTACTGCTGTTAATGTACCGACTAATGAATCATTATCTGCTGGATCAGACGGTTCTACTGTAACTACTGGTGAGTTAAAAACTGCTTACGAGAAGTTTAGTGACGCTGATACTGAAGATGTATCTCTATTAATGTGTGGTCCTTCAGGCGACACAACGCATGTTGATAATCTAATCACAATCGCTGAAAACAGAAAAGACGCTGTTGTTTTCGCTTCTCCACAAAGAAGTGATGTTGTAAATGTGACTAACTCACATACACAAAAACAAAATGTTATTGATTTCTTTGATAACATAAGATCGTCTTCATATGTTGTATTTGATAGTGGTTACAAATATGCTTATGACAGATACAATGATGTGTACAGATTTGTACCATTAAATGGTGATTTGGCTGGTTTGGCTGCTAGAACAGACTTAATCGCAGACTCATGGTTTTCACCTGCTGGATTAAACAGAGGTGTTATCAGAGGCGCTGTTAAGTTGGCGTTCAATCCAAACAAAGTACAAAGAGATCAATTGTATGTTAAAAGAATTAATCCAGTTGTGACTTTCCCAGGTCAAGGAACTGTATTATTCGGAGACAAAACAGGTCTAACTTCACCAAGTGCTTTTGACAGAATAAACGTAAGAAGATTGTTTATTACTTTAGAGAAGGCAATATCAACTGCTTCTAAATTCCAACTCTTTGAATTTAATGATGAATTTACAAGAGCTAACTTTAGAAACATTGTAGAACCTTTCCTAAGAGAAGTACAAGGTCGAAGAGGTATTACGGACTTCTTAGTAGTCTGTGATGAAACTAACAATACAGGCGAAGTAATTGATAGAAATGAATTTATTGCTGAAATCTTTATCAAACCAGCGAGAAGCATTAACTTCATAACACTTCAATTTATCGCAACAAGAACTGGCGTGGCTTTTGAAGAAGTCGCTGGGTAAGGATAGAAGAGGAGAATAAAAATGGCAAACATAACAGACTTCAAAGCTAAACTTTCTGGCGGTGGTGTAAGAGC